GACTCTGGGCTACTGCAGAGGGGCCTGTCAGGAAACCTACGAGCAGTCTTGAGAACATATCAACTCACCAACGGGTTGAATATCTGCCAAGGGCATCGCACAAATTCGCGGACAGTGCTTGAGTCAGGAGCACCACGACCAACCACAGCAAGAACAACAGCGTTCCCAGTGCCCGCAGAACAAGAACCATCCTCTGTTGCAGTATTTGCAGTACGTTTGCCAAGGTAAAGCTGTCTACTGGAGGCCCCGCCCGTCCACGTTGGGTTTGTTATAGCATGCAATGCTCGACCATTTTCATACAACGGAGCATCCCCTGTGAGGGGGCGCACTAAAGTCATATGGCTCATAGTCCCTACTGGCAACAGCGTACCAGTAACAGCAATATACCCACCGCCCCATCCGGCAATTCTTTGGAACACCCCAAAGTCACTGTAAGTGGAAACGTAGAAACGCCGGGTTCCATCATGAGTGCCGCCGTGAGTGTAGCCCGGAGTAGTCCCGTTTGCAACAGTATCCGTCATACAAGTTAGGATTGACAAGAACCGACAAGTACTGTCCGGGTAAAAACCTGTCTTAATGAAGTGCCCTGCCGTCCCCGCACTCATCCCGGTCAAGTACGTTGGTGAGTTGAGGCCTACCCCAACGGGAGTGTTTATCCTGGTAGGGCTGTTTTGAAAAGAACCTTGGTTACTCCGGGTGACCGCGTTGTAGAAAAACCCCGCAGAGGGGAGGTAGACATACACTGGTTGGATAGCAGCCACCAATGGGTGGGCCCAGTTCAGGCTCACTGGCAGCTGGGGCTGCTGCATCCACCGCTGCGGACGGAGAATGGCGACCATTACGCACTCACTGCGGAGATTTCAGAGGTGCTGAGCGCCCCACTGGTCAAGGCCACACCAAGGTCATTCTTGGCGATGATCTTGAATGAGTGCGGGACATAGCCCAAAGCATTCACTACTGAAAAGGTTGCCCGCTGGGTGACTGATTCTGAGTTCATGTCCATCTGCCCCAGCCACTTCAGGTTGCGCTCATCAGTTGTGGCCGTACCGCTCTCAGGGCCAGAACGAAAGTTGGTCCCGTCCAGAGATTCCTTGATGAACAGGACCACTTGCTTGTTGCCCGCCGGGGTGTTGGTGGT